AAACTATCATGGGCGAATACTACTAAGGAATAATCATGGCATCAGAAATTCTCGGTTTATTTACTACTCCAGAGCAGTACCAACTTGCTCAACAACAAGCGCAAGAAGCGCAAGCTATTCAGTATGCAAATCTTAGCCCAATGGCAAGAGCCAACTATGGAACTTTTCGTGCTGGTCAACAGTTAGGTGGTGCTATTGGCGGTGCTTTGGGTGGTCAAGACCCACAGTTGCAGTTGATTGCTCGTAGACAACAGTTATTAGGTCAGTTAGACCGATCTGACCCTATGTCTTATAGGCGAGTAGCAAAAATGGCATCTGATGCTGGAGATCAAGAACTTGCTTCAAAAGTTTCAGAAGCTGGTATGAAAGCAGAAACTGAGATGGCTCGTGCTGCTCAACTTGGTGCTGAAAAAATGACTTCTGAACAGCGTAATGCTTTGGTATATGCTGATTCTATTGCGCCTAGAGGTTCTATTGAACACAATGAAGCATTTCAATCAAGATTTGATCAGTTGACTTTAAAGGCTGATAAAACAAACAAACCTTTTGAATTTGAAGTAAAAGAACAAAAATTGCAAGAATTGAAATCTGTTTTGCGTGTTTTAGAAAGTCAACCAACTCCAAATAAAGAAGCAATACAAAGAATTAAAGATAGTATCCAAGCCATTGAGGGAGTTGAAAAACCAGAAAAACAAGATATACCAAAAATTGGTATTTCAGAAGCAACAGGAGAAGCTGTTTATTTTGATAGAAATCAAGACCTACAATTTGTAAAGAGGAAGGACCCTAAAGACCCAACTAAACAAATTCGTGTGCCATTTGAAGGAAGAATTGATCAATATACTTCAAAGGTTTCTGCTAGTTCTTCATCGCAACAAGAAACTGAATTCTCAAAAGACCTTGGCAAAGCAGATGCTGAAAGAGTTAAGAGTGCAATGACTTTAAGAGATAACTCAATATCTGCATTAACAACTTTACAAGGGTTGTCCAAGCTAGATGAACAAGGTTTGATAAGCGGTTCATTTGCAACTGGCCGTGTTGGTGCAGCTAATATTTTGGCTACAGTCGGTCTTATCAGCGAAAAAGATCAGGGTGTTCTTGCAAACTCACAAAACTATCAAAAGATTTCTGGAGATTTGGTTCTTGCTACTCTTGGTGGAAAACTTGGCTCTGGATTTTCTAATGAAGATCGTAAGTTTATTCTTGGCTTAGTTCCTCAATTGGAGACAAATGCACAAGCACGGAAGCAACTCATTGAATTTATGGTTAAAAAGAACAATGATATTGTTACAGAAACAACTAGACTTGAAGATTATGCTCGTGATAAAAAATCATTAAAGGGATTTATTCCAAAAATACCAATTTTTAATGTTGGCGGCGGTGTAAATAAACCAGTTAGTCAAATGACAAAACAGGAATTAAGGGATGAAGAAACTCGATTATTAGGCAATAAAAAACCATAAGGATTAGTCATGGCAACATTAGCTGAAATTCAAGCAGAACTTCAAAAACGTGGGGAAACCACATCTAATCAATCTGTTTTTGATCCAGAAGAAAGTTCATTTGAGGAGTTTAAAAAGTTTGCTGAATCTTCAATAAAAGGACCTATTAAAGGTATTGTTGATATTATTGGTGGATATGGTACTTTGTATGATTACCTAAAGCAAAGCAAAGACCCAAATGCTTTTTCAGGCACAGGCATATCACAAGCAATCAAAAACCTTACTGGCATAAATTTACAGTCTATAGAGGGATATAGAGGAGCGTATGAATTTGGTCGTGCTGGCGCACCCGCAGCACTTTTAACCGCTGCTGGAGTTCCTGGACTTTTTAGCAGAAGTCCTATTGGTATTGCTGGTGAATATGGCGTTGCTGGAGGCGCAGGTGTTGTTTCACAAACAGTTGCGCCAGACAGTCCATATGCACAACTTGCTATTCAATCTACCCCATATGCAATAAAGGGTGGAATTACTCAAGCAACAAAAGCCATTACTAAGCCAGAAGGTCTTTTCCCGCCTTTGCCTGAGACAACTGAATTATCCCGTGTAGGAAGATTGACTGCGGGTGAACTTGGTTTAAACAGAGAACAGTTAGCTACGGAAGCGGCTATTAGAAGTACTCCTTCAAGTGGGCAAAAACCAATTGCATACAGACAAGCACAAGCTAGTGATGCGGAGTCGTTTTTAACAAACTTGTTTAACAAAGCAAGTGGAAAAACATTAACTCCAACAGAGACTACACAAGCCGTTGTATCGTCATTTAATAACTATGGAAAGTCTTTATCTTCAAAGTTAAGGTCTGATGCTAGGACGGACTTTAATGCGGCAAAGAAAGCTGGTGGACTAGTTGATACAACTGCTGTTGTAGATACAATTAAAAGTAAATTGGGCGAAATTCCTCCTGAATTAAAAGGGCAAGATTCCGTAAAAAATGCAATGCAACGTATTATTGATGAGTATGTAATTCCTGAAGTGCCTTCGCAAACCATTCCATCAACTATTCTTGGCCCTACTGGTCAACCAGCATCTGTAAATGTTATTGCTGGAACTCCAGCATCAAACTTAAAAATTGATATTGATCGTCTTCAAAAGAATTTATCTACATGGGGAGAGGCGGCTTACTCTGGAGAGGCAAACTTTGGAAAAGGAAACATCTTTGATGGAGTTGCTGTTGGACAAGCAAAAGGTATTGCTATAGCCGTCTTAAATGGATTTAGAAAGTCTTTAGATGAGGCAATTGACAACAATGTTGCTGGTGCTGACCAGCTTGTAAAAGCAAGAGACAAATTTAAAGAAAACATTTCTCGCATTGAAGTATTTTCTAATAGACCTTTGACAAAAGCATTTGACGTGGCAGATGTTACTGAGCTTGTTCCTGAAAAGGTTATGAAAGAACTTAAAACAATGCCACCATCTCAACGTCAATTTTTGATTGAGGTCATGCAAGCACATCCAAACTCTCAAGTTGTTGAAGTATTAAACACTATTCGCAGAGAAAAGTTCAATGAGGTATTGACTGCCGCACAAGTTAAAGGTGGCGCTTCAACAGACCCAACTTTTAACATCAATTCTGCTCTTACCGAGTTAGACAACAAATCTGGAGAGTTTTCTACTTTATTTTCAAATTCAAAGGATGCGGCAGAAGCTAGATTAGCTATGAATTGGATGCGTAGAACATTGGCGGGAGAATCTGCTGGTGGAGGTGGTGTTGGTTTGTCAGGTTCTGAAGTGTATGCTGCCACTGGTGCGGCTGGTGGCGGTGCGCCTACTAGACTAGCATTAAAAGAGATTGTTCCTTGGTTGCAAAGAACGATTGCAAATCCAGAAGATTTTGCTGATGTAATTTTTAACCCAGATTACAGAAAAGCAATGATTGATTTGTCTACTGCTAAAACAACCACAAAGAAGGTTACAAATGCACTAAAAACACTGTCTCAAGGCGTGGGAATCATGGCGGTAAGGGCAGGTCCTATGTTGCAAACAGAGCGTCCTGAGATGCCAAGTGAGGTACAACCTACTATGTCAACTGATGACAGTGTAAGACTTCAAGAAATTCAAGACGCTTTAAAAGCACTTGAAGCCCAATAAGGAAACAAAATTGATCCAATCTCTATTTGTCTTCTTGCGGCTGGTTTGGTCAAAAACATCCAAGCTGGCTGTGACCTCTATAAGCAAGCTAAAGAGCAGTTTGTCTCTATTAAGCGCACTGCTGATGAAGTTGTTGCCATTGGCAAAGAGGTTAAAGGAATTTGGGGTACGTTGCGGAAGTTATTTGGCGGTAGTCCCAAGCCAGAAGTTGCAAAATCTGTATCAAAGGTTAAAAAGTCTGACTATGTTGCTGTTGACGAAACTCAAGTCAAAGCTGACATCGTTAAGAACCTGACTGAGTTCTTCAAGCTACAGGAACAGTTAGAAGCGCACATTAGGGATTCAGAGGAGAAGGCTAGGACTGTAGTTTTTTCTGATGATGTGAACTTGATGGAAGAAGCCCTTAACAGGGTTTTGGCACAGCAAGAGATGGAGAGGTTGGTAGTTCAGATTCGTGAGTGCATGGTCTACCAGTCACCTCCTGAGATGGGTGCTTTGTATTCTGAGGTGTTCAGCATGAGAGACATCATTGCTGGAGAGCAAGAAAAGGCAAGGAAGAAGCGAGATGCAGAATCATGGCTACGAAAGGAAAGGGAGCGACTCCTAGCAGAAAAACAAGCGTACCTGTTGGTAGTTTTCCTATTCCTCCTGTATATATGGATGCTAATAGGTCTGGTAAGCAAGATTGGGAGAGCGTAGTGGGATGGATTGCTGCTTGTGTTCTTGTCGTATTGCTGTTGCCAATTTTGGGTATGATTTTGTTTGAGACTCTTGAAGCAAAGTATGAGGTCAAGCAACAGGTTGAGAAGGTTGAACAGCTAAGAAGACAGATTGAGAACTCTGAAAGGAAGAAGAATCGTGACAAAGAGCCTAATTCTATTAGTGACCATATTGTGTTTGACAGGGTGCGAAGACCGCTTCCGCTACAAGTGCCAAGACCCAAAGAATTGGAGTGAGCCTGAATGCAAGCCCCCAGTTTGTACCGCTACAGGTACTTGTCCAGAAATGTTAGTTAAACCTGAACAGGAGAAGAAATGATGGCTACAGTTGGATACAAACCTAATAACCGCATGACTGCTGAAGAAATTGAAGCTAGGGTGTGGGCTTTTGTGATTGTTTGCCTGATATTGATTCTTCTTGGCTCTGTAGCCATGTTTCTTTACGCATTGACTTACGTCACTCAGCCGATGGCTGGAATGGCTCCAATAGACAAGGTTTACACACAGCAGATTAGCACCATCATGGTGTTCATCACTGGTGTGTTGGGTGGTGTTGCTGGTAGGTCTGGTGTTAAGGCGATAGCTACAGCTACAGCCAAGGCAGAAGCTACTGATACTGATGAACCTCCAAAGCCATGAGTTTGTTTAATCCTTGGGTAATCTTAGGGTTTGTCTTGTCTGTAACCATGTCTTTTGGCGGTGGTTACTTCAAGGGCAAGCATGATGAGAATGTCTCTCAACAGCTAGAGATTGCTCGTTTAAACGCTATTGCGAGGACAAAAGAGGCGGCATTGACAACCGCCGTGACATCAACAGCCACAGCATTAAGGACATCAAATGATAAAGCAAGACAGATTTCAAAAGAGCGTGATTTGGCTATTGCCTCTGGTGCTCTCAAGTTGCGGCTTCCTGTCAAAGCCCCCGTCTGCCCCGTACATACCGCCACAGATACCCCCGTTGCCAGCGGAGATAGCGTTCAAGCAACAACCGAACTTGACGGAGAGACTGCTAAATCTCTTGTCGCCATCACAGACCAAGGAGATGCCAACACCCGCCAACTGAACGCTTGCATAGATGCCTATAACTCTGTTTACCAAACCCTGAAAGGAACAAAATGACTCAATTAAGTGCCAATTTTTCACTACATGAAATGTGTAAGTCTGAAACTGCTATACGCATGGGCTTTGACAACACCCCTGACGATGAGGCTACAGAGAACCTTAGATTGCTGTGCGAGAAGGTCTTACAGCCTGTTCGTGACCACTTTGGCAAGGGTGTAAAGGTTAACTCAGCTTATCGCTCTCCTGAGTCCAATGCGGCTGTTGGCGGGTCTAAAACCTCTGACCACTGCAAGGGTATGGCAGCAGACATTGAGATTCCTAGTGTCGCCAATGCTGATTTAGCCCAATGGATTATGGACAATTTGGACTACACCCAGTTAATCTTAGAGTTCTACACACAGGGTATTCCTGATTCTGGTTGGGTTCATGTTTCTTATGACCCTAACAACCTCAAAAAGCAGGAATTGACTGCTGTTAAGGTGGCAGGGAAGACTCAGTATCTGAATGGACTACAGGCTTAATTAGCCTCTTGCAGAAGTGTTTGGGGACTAGATGTTCAAAGAACATCACTTCCCCGCACTTCTCGCATAGCCATGCCTCACCTCGGTCTATCGTGGTTACTTTGTTGCCACGTTGACCATTACGTCTGCCATAGAAGGTTCGTATCTTGCGAATCATTTGCTAAGTTTAGCCTTTGAATAGATAAAAAAATCACGCTTTTCGGTCAAGGCAATACGCTCTCTTGCGTTTTTACCAAAGGCTTGACCAGCAGCGAATTGTCTGAGTTCTTTATCTCTTGTCCAAATACTGGGTTCACCTTTCCAGTCAAATACGTTCTTCTTAATCATCTTTACCCCATTTTTTACATAATTGCTTTACTGTCTTACTTTGCTTCTTAGGCTTATCACATATTGCACTTACAGATTTCTCTTTAGCTTTTACCTGTAACTGCCAAGATGTAAGAGGTTTAGGTGTATCAGGAAAGAGAGTAGTCCATCCTGATATTCCCATCACTGCACCAAGGATGAGTCGGTCAAGCATAGTCACCCTCTCGTGTGTGTTTTGACAGTCGATTCTCTAGTCGAGCAATGCGCTCCTCGTTGTACTGTATGGCAGCATAAGCATACTCAGCGGCAGTTTCAGCTTCTAGTTTGCGTAGATGGGCTTCCTGTAGTTCTTTGGCAATGACTTCATGGATGGTTCTTGCCCTCAAGATGTCTTTGACATACTTGATTGTTGATTCTCTGAAAGTCATTTCTTCATTACCTCGGTGTAGCCGTTCTTTTGATTGAGTTTGGCTTGTTTATAAAACAGTGAACGGCATAACTTTGTGCAATATAGTGTCTTGCCATATGGAGTTGATTGTTGAAATACAGAATGACAACACTCACACCTTCGCATTGGCGCATTACCCATTAATGCCCTTGCTTTTGCACGATGCTCCTTTGCCTCAAGAGAATCTCTATGTTCGTGACCAGCATTACCATTTTTATCTATAGTTCCCCAATAAGATGAGTCCATTGCAACACCAACAAGAGCCCTTTCTCTCAATCGTTGTCCTGTGGGTTTTGAGACAACGCCTGTTGATTTGTTAAAACCTGCGGCTCTTTTAAATTCAGCAGCAGTAATGCCATGCGCTGCATTCATATGTACTGAAAGATGATGTCCTTGCCAATCGCATCCAATAACTGTGCAAGTCAACAAATTACGATCAAGAAATCCGTCATACCCTTGAGGCAATGCCATTCGATCAGGACTTGCAATTTGTCTATCAAATCTTTTTGCCATGTATGCCCGATAACAAATCTTGCTGCAATATTTCTTTTTCTTTTCGCATTTTTTTGCATAAACAAGAGTTCCACATTCAAGGCATGGTTTTTCTTCTCCTGTTCTTTGTGCCTTTATTCGTTTGGCAACAGATTCAGCCTTAGTTGCTTTTTCTCTAGAATCTGCCAGCATTTCGCTAAACTGTCTTGATCCTGTGTAGCATTTCATTCCACAAAACTTTGCCTCTCTGCGAGAGAAAAAATCTTTCTCACAAGTTAAGCAAGCGCCTCTATTTGGAATTGGTTTACTAAATCTTTCACTCATAAATGCTTTTCTGCAAGCATCTGAACAATATGAGTTTCTTCCCTCATACACAACTTTTAAGGCTTGTTTTAAAGAGCCAGAAAAAACACCTTGGCAATGATTGCACTTCAGCTTATCTTGAATTTCCTTGGCTAATTGTGCTTTCTTCATTTCTTCATGCTTTCAATGTAAATTGCCAAACCATCAATGGTGTCTTTACCAAAGCTAGTTAGCTTTCTGACCTCTCTAGAAACTTCTTCAATGACGTTATTGCGTAGTTCATCGTAGAACTCTTGTGCAGACTTGGGCTTAAGAAAGTTTGCTTTGACAGACTCTTGGCGTTGCTTGGCTTGTCGTTCAATCTCGTTGAATGCTTCATCTTCTTCAGTCATTGTCGGCCTCGTTTTGTAGTAAATAGAGTGTCCAAATAAGGATGACCCCAAATGTAATCACAATAAATGCACCAAAAGCCATCAACATAAAAGTAACGAGTACATCCCACATTAGACTGCTCTCCATTCACGCTCATTGCGCCCTGCTGAAGACTTTACTGTTCTGCCTGTCAACTCAATCAGGTTCATCTTCTGCAACTCGTTTAAACGCCTTGCAACTTGATTTCCCTCTAACCCGCTATGTCTGGCTATCCCATCCTTTCCAAGCGAGCCATGAGCCTTTAAACAGTCCACAATGGTGCTGAAGTGCTTGGAGGCCAAGTCTTTGGCAGCATCAGCGGCTTCATAGCTGGTAACTGGGTCG